CTATGTGACAGTCGGAGGCGGTCTAAACACTTACGTCCCCTCCACCAACGCGCTTGCAACCGGCGCTCTTCAGGTTGAGTTCACCCGTGCGGTGAATTCGTTTGCCATCACCCGTTACGCCCAAATCGTCGCCTGCAATCAAATGACGGGGTACTATCTCCGTCTTGATTCGGACGACAACGTCCGCGTCTCAAACGAAAACGAATTTATCTGGCCTCTTGGTAACGACCGCCCGGTCGGCAAGATGAACCAGCACGACTTCGTTACCTTCACGGCTCAACGCTTTGCCTTCCCGTTCTACATCCCGAACGAAACCGTCAAGCAAGCCGCGTGGGACATTGTTGCCCAGCACGCTCGCAGCAAGGCACAGCTCGCTATGACCGCTCGCTCAATGCGAACGGCCACCGCGTTGACTGGCTCAAATGCGATTACGGCGTTTACCAATGCTGGCAACTATCAGTCTCTTGCTAGTGGTTGGAAGGGCGTTTGGACGGGTTCGACCACTAACGTCATTCAGGCAAGTATCCAAGATGCGTTGCAGAAGATTTCGCTCGCAACTGGCGGCGCGGTTCGTAGTGAAGACATTTGCATGGTCATTAGTCCAACCGTTGCAAATATCATCTCACAGGCGGCCGAAATCCGTGACTACGTGAAGAACTACCCAGCCGCCTTGCCATTCTTGCAAGGCTCTGACATCTTCAGCCGTTACGGTCTCCCGCCAAATCTGTTCGGCGTACAGGTCGTTGTTGACGACTCGGTCAAGGTCACAAGTCGAAAGAACAACGCAGTTGCAGGTACTCGTTCGTTCGTGTACGGCAACTCGGCAATCTTCGTGAGCCGCCCCGGTGGCTTGGTTGGTGTCGAAGGTTCGACCTCGTTCAGCACTTGCCAGATCTTCGCATTTGAAGATATGACGGTCGAGAACTGGGACGATCCGAAGGATCGCCGTATTGAAGGCCGCGTCATTGACACAAGCACCTCGGAATTGGTTTCCCCAATCTCTGGGTTCTTGTGTGGCAACGTCACGGGCTAATTCTTCAGCCTCTCAGGATGAGGGTGGTGGGGACTTCGGTTCCCACCCCCCTCTCTAGGCGGAACCTATATGACCGCATACGCCACCTACGCCGATTTGGAAGCCGCGCTCGACGCTCAGATCATTGCACAACTGTGCAGCGACCTCGGCAGTCCTATGCTCGGCTCCAACCCGGTCACGACGCACGCGCTAGAACGCGCTACAGGGATTGTGCAGGCGTACACGCGTGTAGGCGGCATCTACACCGATTTGGATTTGACGACGCTCTCAGCGGCTCGTGACCCCCTGCTGATGACGCTCGTTGTTGACTTGGCGGTTGAGGCGCTCTTTCAGCGCCGCGCCATGAAGATCACCCCAGCCGTTGAGCAGCGTCTAAAGCAGGCGTACTCCATGCTGGAAGCACTCCGGGACGGGAAGATGATATTTGGGACGGTCGCCAAGGCGGCTAGTGCGGGCGTGCCAGCGGTGCAAGCCACCCCATTGCAGACGCTCGCGTGGTACAACGGGGTAAGCAACTCCGCTTTCTTCCGCCCTCGCCTCCCGAACACGATGCCGGGGAACTGACGTGGAGCCGTGGCGCAAGAGAATCAGTAAGGCACTCGCCAACGATGCAATCCGCAACGGGATTGCGGCGGCTATTGCGGCTTACGCGAAGCAGCACATTGCAAAGAGCGAAGGACGCGGCCCCAACGGGGAGACGGTTGCCCTTGCGGCGCTCAAGCCCATGTCTGGCGAGTTCTGGACAACGAAGAAGCCCCGGGAGGGCGAGGTTGCCAGCGCGACCCGTCAAGTCCTGAAGGCGGTCAGCCGCAAGAAGAAGGACGGCTCGATTGTCGTCAAGAACGTCATGGTGACCGAGTACAAGATGTCCGGTCAGTCCTACCGGAACGGTGGTCAGCCGCTCCGCGATACCGGGAACCTACTGCGGTCGATTGGTGCGAAAGCCGAGCAGGTCGGCCCGTCCCGCCTCTCCGTGACCATGTCGGGCGCTATCTACGGCATCTACCATGAGAAGGGCTTCTCAACGGACGGCCCGAACTTTATCCCGCTGACCCGCAAGGGCAAGCGCACCCATGCGACCGGGGCGAACCCCAACACCGAGAACCTGTCGCGGGGCAAGGATTACGTCATGGCGTGGGGCGGCGTAGACGTTCCCGCCCGTCCGTTCCTTGTCCCGACCGCCGTGGAATTTAGTGCCATAGGCAAAACCATTAGAATCGGTCTAGCAAAGATCCTCAAAGGAAAACTCAAGTAATGGCAACCGCAATCTTCGTCGCTGGCCCAACGTCAATCTTCGTCAATGTCGGGGCTGGCTATGTTGAGCTGGGGCAGACCGACAACGACAGCCTCCCGCAAGTCTCCTACTCGGACAACATCCATGAGATCAAGACCGTTGCGTCGGGTGCGACCCCAGAGGAGATGGTGGTACAAAACACGAGCGCGACGATTACAGTCACGTTGGTTAAGTGGGACGCGGCGGTTCTGACAAGCCTACAGACGCGCCAACGCGGTGCGGCGTACAACTCGACCGTCGGCCGCCTCTTGGTTGGCGATAGCGGGACGTTCGGGGTTCAAATTGACCCGGCGACCGCTGGCAAGACTGGCTACACCTTTGGGCGTTGCTACTTCATGGGTGACGCAATCGCTCACTCGCAATTTGGCAACGTTGAGCAGCGTATGGGTTTGACCTTCCGCGCCATCCCAGACGGTAGCAATTTGCTCGCCGCCTCTTATACTTCCTGACATGATCGACCTAACCCCAGATACCGACCCGCTTCTCTTCCGCGTAGAAATCCCGTCCGGCGCGTTGGTGGTTCAATGGAACGAGGCGCTCGCCGCATTGAGCGGGAAGCAAGACGGGCAACCGCAAGTCGCGGATGTCGCAGCAGCCTTACGAAAAGTAGCACGCTCGCCTGAAGTAGCTGCTAACGCGTCGGACGAGATCCTCTTCGCAGTCTTTGCTCGCATGGGTAAGGCGGTTGAGCAGGCGGGAAAATAACAAGGGGGGTTGCCCAATTCTTGGCAACCTACGGACGGCTCCCCTCAGACTTTGACGGACTAACAGCAATGGGACTCGCGCAGAACATCCCCATGATTGAAGCGCGACACGCGCTCATGCTCGCGCAGGGTATTGCTATCGCCTTTGGATCGCCCGAGCTGACGGAACACACGATCCGAACCGCTACCGGGGACAACGATCTTGCCTTCCGCGTTCGCATGAGTATGGAACACAACAAGGCGGCAAACCAATGACCGTGCAAAGTAACGCGGGCATCTGGATTGCGTTGCGTGACGAGATCCGTAATTGGATGTCCGCGAACAACTACGGGGATGCCGTCTATGTGGCGGAGAAGCCCGGAGACGAGATGCTTGCCCAGTATGCGGTACAGATCATCCCGAGCGGCGATGCTGCCCTGCACCCTCGTAGCGGCGTTGGGTTGCTTGAGTCAACGATTCAGATTACGGTTTGGTGGCGCGGCCTGTTTGACAACACCAACCGGGCTACCGAGCGCATTGCCGGGGACGAGGGAATTGAGCAATTCATCGACGGGCTACGCACGCTCCTGATCCAGAACACGCTCGGCGGTCGGCTGACCATCCCGCTTACATGGCGCAGCGGTGGGCAGATCGAGGCGGTAGACGAGGCGGTCGGCTGGATGCGTGGAACCGAGACTTTCCTGTGCGCGTTTGAAATGACATGGGAGGTTCAGTAATGCAAGACTTAGGCAAGATCACCATCGACATCAACGAGGGCGGCGGGTCGTCTGCTGGCGGCGCTCCATCCGGATCGGGCGGCAGCGGCGGCGGTGGCGGAATCAACATTCAAGCCATGATGTCAGCAGCAGCCAGCGCCCTTAGTTTCGTTGCTAGTGTTGTCAAGAAGGCATTCGATGAAGTCGCCAAGGCAGCGCGATACATCTACGACTCCTTGATGCGCTTGCATTCGTTCATCATGGGTTTTGCGGACGACATCCGCGAATACAGCCCCGCAATTCAGTTGGCTGATTTGGGCAACGAGATGGCAATGATGGCGAAGAAGATGCGGATGAGCGCCGTGACAAGTCCGTTTATAGCCGCTCAGATGGTGCAATCTGGACG